TAAATCAACGAAAGGTTTCATATCTGCTTTAGTTAAATCTAAATCCAAATCATTCTTTAAGTACTTATGTGTGCTTGAAGCCATGTATGCATTTATTTCGTCTATGATCACATGATTCGCATATCCTATATTCTTCAATGCTAATGTCATACTTTTCTTCAAATCCTTGTTCATAAACTTTACTATTACATCGACCTGTTGTTTATATACAGTATCAAGATAGTAATATGCATGTAATAATTCGTGCTTGGTTGTCTCTACGTCTTTGATCAATGTACCTATCAAATAATAAGGCTTGCGACTGTACTTTTTAGTCGCTTTACGTACTTCCAATTCACGATTAGTTAATTCAAACACATCAAAAAAATCTTCTACAACGTGTCCAGGAATGTTGAAACCTCCCCAGAAACTAAAATAATCGAAACAACCATCCTTATGTGTATACTGATCTATGAACTGTTCAAACGTGAATATCCTACTTCTAAGTTTCACATTATCGCTTTCATAGAACTCTTGCAGCCTACACATGGTCATAGTCAATTCTTTCTGATTAGGAAAGATTAAATGAACTATGTTGTTATTATAAATTTTAACTCTCATTTATCCTCAATTCTGGCCTGCCCGGAGGGATTCGAACCCCCGACCGACGGCTTAGAAGGCCGTTGCGCTATCCAACTGTGCCACGGGCAGATTTAAAATCTGGTAGGACGTACTGGATTCGAACCAGTGACCAATAGATTAAAAGTCTACTGCTCTACCAACTGAGCTAACGTCCCGTACAATTCAAATCCTGTCTTACACTCGACAGTAAAATTATATAACTTTTCGGAGGGACAATCAAGTGAATTGGATACAGCCCTACATAGCAGGGCCGTTCCCGTTTCTGAACCCAATTACACCGCCTTCTTCTTTGATTCGCTTTAATACATCTTCAAACAAAATGGGCGCAAAATCAGTCTGTTCTACACAAACACAATGATAACGTGGATCTATTTCATCATTTAACCTTACACGATTATCGTGTAAGTGTCCGTGAATGTTGACCCCGAAGCGACCTAACGATTCACTGTGAATTGGAATATGACTTAATATCATTCCGTTCATTACATGATAAGCACGTAATTCACGAAAGTATAATCTATATTCATCATCACGGAATATATCGTGGTTACCACGAATCAAGACCTTGTCACCATTTAAGCGGCTCATGACCTTTAATGCTTTACGATTGATAACAACATCACCTAAGTGATATACTTTATCGTTGGGCTTGACACGTTCGTTCCAACGCTTAACCATTTCTTCATCCATCTCATCAGGATCAGTGAAAGGTCGTAACTTTGTCACGCCATCACTACGCATGAACTTACACACGCCGGTGTGACCGAAGTGCGTGTCGCTAACTAAAAACACACCAGGCATGTTATGCTCCTTTAAATTAAAATCTTTGGTGTCCGGTAGTGGGATCGAACCACTGACCTCTACAATGTCAATGTAGCGTTCTACCGCTGAACTAACTGGACTATATTATGGTGCCAAAGGTTGGAATCGAACCAACGACACACGGATTTTCAATCCGTTGCTCTACCAACTGAGCTACTATGGCTTGGCACGCCCTGAAGGATTCGAACCTCCGACCTCAACGTTCGTAGCGTTGCATTCTGATCCAACTGAACTAAGGGCGCAATGAATTCTAAAGTGTCTGGCTACGGTTCCCTGTTCCGCCCCAAACTGAGTAGTTACCCTGTCCGTCAATATTTGCATCTAGGTCAGTTTTGCTTCTGCCCGATTGTGTGTCTCAAGTCGCCCATATAACGGGCCTTGCGGTCAATAACAATCTTACCGTGTCCGTATGGCTACGACAATTGCCCACTTTATATAACGCAAAAGTGTAAAACGGGGTCTGGCGGAGACGGTGAGATTCGAACTCACGGAGCCACTTGCGTGACTCGACAGGTTAGCAACCTGCTGCCTTAGGCCACTCGGCCACGTCTCCAAAACTGTCCGTTTTGTTTTCAATGCCGACTCAAAGAACTAAATCTCTATCTAACATTGGTTCAGCAGACGGTACTGCTTAATTGACTGGGGTAGGTAGTGAGAATTGAACTCACGAATACCGGAATCACAACCCGGGGCCTTCACCACTTGGCTATACCTACCATTATAATGAACTTGGTAGCAGTGGTGTGATTCGAACACACGATCTATTCCGTATGAAGGAAGTGCATTAGCCGCTATGCTACACTGCCATTGATTGGTGCCTCAACATAGATTCGAACTATGGACCCCCGCCTTATCAAGACGATGCTCTAACCAACTGAGCTATTGAGGCGATATTTGGTGGAGAGTGATGGATTCGAACCACCGTGTCTTTAGGAGCCAGATTTACAGTCTGGTGCAATCAACCGCTCTGCCAACTCTCCAAATATTTGATTTAGCATTTTAAAATACACTAAGGGAACTAGACTTGCTATATGAGACCGTCTCTCATATTTTCAGTTTCGTCATTACTGCCTAACTGCCCGTCACGTTCGGTACGTTGTACTCATACGCTTCATATACTTAGATTGAGCGTGGGCGGCCCCACTGTCCTCGCACTAAGTACCTAACGGATCAGGTAACCCTTAATATATTTTAAAATGCTCTGCGTCCCCCGGCGGTAATTATAGAGTATCAAGATATGACGCTATCATACCCATCACACACTCCTTCCACCCGCTTCCCGACAGGGACCGTTCTCGCACTGCCAGCGGCCTTTCGGTTTAAAGACTACCACCCGTACTTGTCACAGTACTTCTCATCGTGCGGGTCACACTATCCGGAGACACCCGGAACGTAAGGCTCATCGTTATGGATAGCAATCTCCCTGCTACCGTTTGCTCTTTAGGACTTGTCTAGAATTGCGTCTTTCAAGAACACTGGGCTGGTTATAGTAGTCACAGCCATTTTCCGATGAAAACTTGGAGTAAGAGGTCGGAGTCGAACCGACGATTTAACGGATTTGCAATCCGGTGCCTTTGACCACTCAGCCACTCTTACATCTAATTCATTAAAGTCAATTATACAGATTGATCAAGCAAATGTCAACCTTTTTTCTGTTGTATTTTTACAACAATGTTTGGCGTACCGCCAGGGATTCGAACCCCGAACCGCTGGTTTTGGAGACCAGAACTCTGCCAATTGAGCTAGCGATACAATTAACTTGGTATTAATCTAGGTAGATAAGGGACCGCTCTAGGTCCATGTCGTTGCTGTAATAGCAACTTTGCTTCCTCAAGAGTTTGAGCGCCTACACGATCTTTGAACTCTTTACCATCAGATGTCCTGATAGTTGCTTCCCATAATTTGATTCTAGGGTAAGACATAGCACACTCCTTGTTATGGATGCGGGGGACGGATTCGCACCGCCGATCTTCAGGTTATGAGCCTGATGAGTTACTACTTCTCCACCCCGCGATAATTTTACAAGTACTCGTAATTCACTGTTTCCATGTTATCTCTAAAGACTACTGCCCCGTTCTTTATATGAAATCTGCGGGCCATCTCAGTTTTAGGACTGAGGGTGATAAAACGATTTATATCTTTTCTATTCTCTTTTATATACTTGACTGCATCAAAAATCAATTGTCTACCAGCGCCAGCCTTGTAACTCCAGATAGTATAAAAGATCGCAACTTTAGGATCATCACACATTTCAAAAAGTTCTGCCTCGCTAGAAGGAACATTTGTTTGATAACTAACACAAGTAATAGCCTGTACTTTATCCTCTTCATCACGCATGACAAAGATATCCTTGTTATTACCTACACGATCAACGTGCGGTATATTAGGACGTACAGGATCTTCGCTTAGAAAATTAAAAAATTTATCACTAAGATCGTTTATAAGATGTAACACAATAGACTCGCTAAAAATATGGTGGACCTGACAAGGATCGAACTTGCGACATTTTGGTTGCAAACCAAACGCTCTCCCAACTGAGCTACAGGCCCTTTATACTAGTTATCTAAACTTCATAGAAGTTTAAAATTTGTGCTAATCTACCATTCTCTTTTGTATCACCGAATATCTCGCCTATCGCATGAAACAAAGTCTGATCAAGTAATATTAGCCTATTAAATTTCATTTCTACTGTTCTATCAATTTCCCACGCATCACTATCTTTAAGATCGGATATTGTTGCACTATAATCTTGTGCAGTTTCAAGTTTGATCTTACCAGTTTTCTTGTGACGAAAAAATATCGTACCTACTCTATTCTCACAATGTTCTGGTAACGACAGATATACAACACCAGTGTAATGAGTCTTACCTACTATAGGTAGACCATCAGTGTGTGCGTAATATCCACCATGATCATTTTCACCGCTTATACGAAAAAATCCTGATGTATCGTTAGACCTATAAGGCTTACCTAATAGTTTGCTAACTCTTACCTCGATTGCCTTTTCTTTATACATACTACTAGTTGCATAACCAGGCCATAAAACTGTCTCAGTATTATGCTTCCATTTTGTAGGTGCTGTTAGAGTGTAATCACAACGTAATGCAAACTCTCTCACACCATATGGATCAGCATAAAAATCATCGAAAATATATATGTCATTCATGATATAAGGGGTGAAAGTGCTATCTTCCGTTTAAGGGCCAGATATGCCCTCTCTTGTTTCCAGTGCCACCACAGCACACCCTAATAATCGGGATTGAACATAACAAAAGATCGGATACATCCTTGATAGCCAGGTAGTTGGTTAAACTCTTCGCTCTCGGACTCTCACATAAACTATATATCTTTAATTAAAGATATTTGCAAAAAAGGCGTGGGCTAACGTACGGTTCTCAGTGACCGGTTTGTTTAGTTTCATCTATGCCCCCACGCAACATAGACTATCCTGTTATACCTCATATTGTATTTTCATGCTACAAACAGGCAACCTCACAAATTTGGCTGGCCCTCATGGATTCGAACCACGGCTGCCTGAGTCAAAGTCAGGTGTCCTACCACTAGACGAAGAGCCAATAAAACGAAAATGGTGAATCGTGTAGGGATCGAACCTACGACCTTCTGGTTAAGAGCCAGATACTCTCCCAACTGAGTTAACGATTCAATGAATGGCGACCCGTACCGGACTTGAACCGGTGGCCTCATGCGTGACAGGCATGCGATCTAACCAACTGATCTAACGGGCCATAATATGGTACTCGGTAGGGGAATCGAACCCCTCTTTATGCCGTGAAAGGGCACTGTCCTAACCGATAGACGAACCGAGCATAGAATTTATAATAGAAAGATAGCCGCCCCACGCACCGCGAACTACCGTGATATGTCCTATCCAACATATCTTACCTACAGAATTTTGGCTGGCCTACCTGGGCTCGAACCAGGGACACTTTGATTAACAGTCAAATGCTCTACCGACTGAGCTATAGGCCAATAAATTTATAAGTCTGGTGCCCCAGGACGGATTCGAACCGCCCACCTACTGATTACTAATCAGTTGCTCTACCAAATGAGCTACTAGGGCCTGCAACAGTATTTACTATTCTATAAGCATACACTTGCCTTTTCCATACGTCAGAGGTATGGGGCTATTTTCTAGTATATGCTTATAGAATAGCAAAGTTTCCTTTGCTATACTAGGGTCATGCCCTAGTCAGTAGTCTTACTCGGGAAGTTATCGCCAACCCTTTCATGTATACTGTCCGCCCGTTTACAGCAATTTTAAAGTGCGGCTGCGAGGACCTCGTTCCCTCAATTTCACACTAGTCTGCTATCATCGCACAAATTCATGCGCTTGTCAAGCCTTGTTTAAAACTTTTACTAATCTGTGTCTCCTTAAATTAACAACACAGAATGTATTATGCACCCTCTCAAACCAAATGTCAAGCCTCAAAAACAAAAATCCCGGGTTTTTTAGGCCCGGGACATAAATTCGTTATAAATCAACAACTTACATCACCTGGGCATCCCGTAATCTCTTTGGTTGCGTGGTGTCTCTGTTCCAAAGGCATAGGCATTTGACATACTAATATGTATGTCACACCAATGTTTAGATAAGAGTAATAGATTGTTCATAGTGAATTTATTTATGCCTTGCAAAAATTTAATAGGTTTTAACTATCGTTTTTTACAAAATTACTTGGCTGCTTCAGCAGGTGCGGCTGCTGGTGCTGCCGGAGCAGGTGTTGCTTCAGCAGGTGCGGCTGCTGGTGCTGCCACTGGCTCAACCTTAACTTCTTCTTTCTTACCACATGCTACTAAAGCAAGAGCGATCAAACTCAATGCAAATACGTTCTTCATATTTTACTCCTAATTTAAAAATATAAGAGGACTCAACAGTCCATCGTTTTATTTATACGTGATTAAAGATTAGTAAATATAAACATGATAAATTTCAACGCATTCAGTCACGGACAGATACAAAGCAAGATTTGGCTTTGTGAGAATTTAGAACCGCATCTACCACCTTATGCTCAAGTAGCCATACTTGGTTCTTGGTATAACGCACTAGGATTCATCATGTTATCACGAAATGAAAAGAAGTACAACATGATAATGGGAATAGACAAAGATCAAGACAGCATAGAAGTAGCCAGCAAAGTTACTAATGCGTGGATGCTTGGTATGGACTACAAAGTTAGAAACACTTGTGCTAGTGTAGAAGAATACGACTTTAGATCATATAACGTAGTGATCAATACCAGTTGCGAACACATGAGCAAAGATTGGTACAACAAAGTCACACCCAATCAATTGATATGTATTCAGTCTAGTGACATGGTTACTGATGATCCGGATTGGAATATCACGAACCCAAATGAATCAATGGCTGAGTTTAAATCAAAATATCCCATGAGTCAAATACTTTTCGAGGGTGAAAAGTTATTTGACTATGGGCATCTTGTCTACAATCGACTGATGTTAATCGGTAGATTATAATGAAGGAGGTGCTATCTTACCGATAGCATTGATCACAGCCGCGATCTTACCTACGTGCTGTAACTCTTGTGTAGTCATTCCTTCTTTCTTCAATGTGTCATAGTGATTCTTAACACAGAAGTGGCACTTACCGATAGCACTAGCGGCTAATGCATACATCTCAAACTGCTTTTTAGTAACGCCTGCATGAGTCGCATATGCGTTCATGCGTAGACCTGCAGGAAGATTTTTGAGTTCTATATCACCTGTCATCTCGACATACGGATACCAGACATTATTCATACCCATGAGGCTCGCCGCAGTTTTTGCCGCTTCTGTTTCTTTGGGAAAATTATCTAACTCTCCGCTAGTCTGAATAGCGAATGCTAGTTCTCCGTTGCTGGCTGCTAATGCGCTAGTCAATGCTACTGCCTGTGTGTCTTCAGGACTTAATGGACTGCGATTGATCACGCTGTCGAGATTCAATCGAATATCTTTGCTATGATCAGGAATGCTATCCTTGATAATTTCTACCCAATTTCTCATTTTATTATTTCTCCAATTCTTTTATAGCCCTGTCTTGTAGGGTGAACACCATCTGTTGAAAGATTGGGAATTCTAATTATCCAATCTCCATATTTGTTTGCTACCCCCTCGACTATTTCTTGTATCTCTGGTTTGATAGCAGGGATGACCCAATATACTTTTTTTGCCACGACTTGTGATCTTAAATCTAGTAATTCGTTTTTTGTCT